TCTTGAATTACAAGATTTTGTGTTTTTCCGATTGGTTGTAACTGAACAGTGATACTATCTTCATGAACTAAACCTTTCCAATAATCAGGTAAATGAATTACATTAGATTCTTTTAACCTACCACGACAGTAAACAGCAGACTCAGGCCCCTCTAAACAAACATAACGAAGACGATGACCTTTTCCCTTTGTAGGATGTTCTATATCAAAAGCTTTTGGTGGTAATCCGTCAGCTTTTGAATGTCTTTGTTCTAATCTCCCCTTAGAAAGACAGTCAACTGATCCAGTTACATGTAAATCACCTACAATGTGAACAGTATCAATATCTGAACCACCAGATATAAGTAGTGCATGTTTTGTTTTACTATCACCAGCAACAGTTAGATTACCATCAGACTTCATCGCTAATCTTGCACTGCAAGCTGGTTGTCTATCAATAGATAACTGTGGTGCGGTATCAGATGCTATATTTAGAACTGCCTCATAATTTGGTGCTGCACCAGTTCTTCCAACATAAACAGGGCCATTTAATACCGTAGTTCCAGTTGGTGATTTATCTGGTTCACCGTTAGGTTGAGAAATGTCATTAGTTCCCACAACCAACTTATCATTTTGTTGTCTTGGAATTGAGCTCATTCTAATCCTCCTAAGAATCCACCTAATGCGTCCTGTATATTTTCAACCGCTCCCTGTACATCTCCCTCTTCAAGAGCTTCACCGACTTGACTAAATGATTCGTCTAAAGCCTCAGTATCAATATTTTTAACTTTTGATTGAATTTTATCCTCAATTGATTTCAACTTCTCTCCGACTTTTGGTATGTTTAATGATGTTGATTTTTCTAAAACACCCTCCATCACTCCAAAAAGTTCATCAGATTTTTGTGCAGCTAATTGAAATCCAGATCGCATCTTCATAAAACCATTTGTGACAATATCACATTCTTGTGTTGCTCGACATGTAAATTTCTCACCTTGAATCTTTACATCAGGGCCTCTAACATCTACAAGTCGATTTCCATCAATTAAAATCTGACCGTCTTTATTACCAGCTCCAGTTGATTGAATAGTAATATTTCTCGCTTTGAGAGTAATATCTCCATTTTCACAATCAATAACAACATCACCTTTCTTACATTTTATAACTTTTGCTGGCAACTGAGTGATATCACCATTATCTCTAACTTTTAAACCAGCACCAAGAACTTCCATTGATAATCCTGGCGTATTTAAAACATGTTTACCAGTTCCAGGCCCACCTTGACCACCTTTTCCTTGTCCAGTATCTGCATAAAATCCTAAGATTTGTGCTTCCTGAGTCATGACCTGATAATTAGACATCCCATGTATGGGATCCATATCACCACTAGTGATGCAATATCTCAGTTTCGATGAGCATTCTGGATTTTTTCCGTCAATTGGTTCTGTCATTTTTATTTTTCAATACAACTAATTACAGTCACAACAGCTTCCTGAGTTATCTCAGTAAGTTGTGTTGCATCATCAACTTTAATAAATTCTAAAACTGGTGATAATTTTGCGATTGCTCCTGTATCACTATTTATTCTTAAATCTGGAATTTTAGTAAATCCAAATCCACCGTTTACAACATTTGCACCCACAATTGAACCATCTTGAATATCTAATTCAACCTCTGCTTGTCCAACTCCACCTACAACTGTAAGTGTATCACTCTCTTCATATCCAAACCCTACATTTTCAACAATGACATCAGACAATTTTGTCACATAGGATGTTTCACCATCATAATTTGCATTTGGATCTGGGACAACCTCTTTGACGTTTCCTTCTAAATCAGTTTCTGTTGTATTCGGAATGTATTGTTGTCCACCGTTTGTGATTACAACTTTATCAACTACACCATCTTTAATGGTAGCATAACCTCCAGCACCAAAACCGTTGTTACAACCATCAACAAATGTAAGTGCTGGTGGTTCTTTATAACCACTCCCACCATCACTAATTGCAACACCTATAATTTGACCAAGCACATTTACGATTGGACTACCAGAGGCACTCAAATCAGCTCCACCTCCAATAAAATCAATCCTTGGTGGCCCACAACGAAGAACGTTGGTATTACAATCTACTTTTGGAATTGACGGAATACCAATGGAAGGATTGCCAAGGTTAGGAACACTAATATCAGGAATTAAACCATCAAGCATACTTGATAATCCATCTGCCTTATTAACAAGAGAATTAATGCCTGCAATTTCAAATATATTACTGAAAGCGTCCTCTGGGTCTAATGCAACACCACCTTTTCCAGTAAAGGTAGAATTTGGTGGACAGTTTTGTGCATCACATTCAAGTGCATTTGTCAATATGTTTGCAAAGTTAATTCCTTTTTGAAATGCATTACTAGGAGCTCCGATACCACCACCTTGAATATTATTCAATTGTTGAAATAGATCTCCCATAGTTGTATCTAAAATATTATTAATCTGTCCAAACATATCACCCATGAAACTCTCAACAGCACAGAGAGGAACATCTAATATTGACCCAAGCATATTTGCTAGACTTTTATCAAGATAGTCTCCTAACTGTTCATTTATCGCTTCAATGTTACAAAACATTATATCAGTTAGGTTTTTGGAGGCCTGTCCTACAGATGGTTGTAAAGTAATTGGTGTTTTATCTTTCAAAGTTGATGATAATTTGTCTAAAGTATCCTGTATCATCCAAGAACGACCACGACGCATCAATTTAGACATTGAATTTTGAATCTTCATCGATGCTAATTTTATTTCTTGTGTCTTATCAATAACTCCACCATATAAAGGATCAACTGATAAATTTCCAATATCCTTGATGGCATTCATCTTATCGATAAAGTCTTTAGTTGTATTCTTTATCTTTGATAATTCATTGTCCTCACAAGCAGTGGTGTTTTCAATCTTTATATCTGTATCAGCGTTACTTTGTTTTTGTGCAAGAACCGAATTTAAAACAACTTTAGCACCAACCAACGTAGCATATGTTCTAAATCCTCCACCCCAAGGTGACTGTTCAAATACTTTATCTTTACCACTCTTTTGTCTCACATTTGGTGGTGTATATGGTTTAAATTCAGTTTGTTTAAATGCATTAAACTCTGATGAATCTATCTGGTCTTCAATAAATGATTGTTTAAATAAAGTTCCAAAAATCACTGGTTGTTGAGCATCAGCACCATCAAAGAAAAATCCAACAACAACCTCACCACCTTGATACTGCACAGTATCTCCACAACCACCAGTGGTGGCAGTATTTGATGGTAAAAGAATGTGTGCTAATGGTAAATCTTTATCAGGTAAATCAGTATCACTACCATGATATCCCACGATACGAACTCGACATCGATGTGAGTAAACATCTTCACCATCTTCGGCTTGTTTCTTATGTAAAGAGTCTCCCCACTCTCCTTTCTCTGGATCAGTCACTTGACCAATCCACCATACCATAGGGTCTCTTCCTATAAAATTAGTTTCTGTTGGGTTAAACATTAATCGTCATAGATTAAACACTCAGGCTCATCAGGGTGCATATCACAAAATAATTCTAGAGCGTTGGGGTCATGGTGATCGCCAGCTTCTATCTCTTCTTTATGATGTTCTACATACTCCTCTAACTCATGCAACTCTTCTTTTGCATGTCTTCTTGCTGCTGGATTCGCCTGTGGGTCGTCAGCAATTTTTTTATCGTATTCAATGTGATCTTCGATTGATTTCATTTGATTCTCCTTTTCTTTTATTTAAGCGTTTTACTCATCTGTGGGTGGTGGTGTGAACACATCACGAATTAATTTTAACTGAGTTTCAGCGTTTTGTCTACCTATTAAATGTCTCAGTTCAGCGACCAAGTACCTTCCACTTGGGTCATTGCTATTCTCATTTCCAAAAGAACCTGTCTCTGTTGTTCCATCACCTTTTTTTGCAGGCAGTTTAACATCAATCACAAGTCCAACTCTTAATGTTGTATTCAATGGTATTGATATACTAAGAGATTGAGAAAATAGTAAGTTATTTCTAATATAAGATTTATTTTGATACACGGCAAGCTCTGATGGTGGCAC